TCCCAACAAGAACATTGAAAAGTTTTATAGAAAATGGTTTTCTCAGGTTAACGGTGCAGATCGGTCTGAAAGATTTTTGAACTATCTGTACAGAACTGGGAATGTTGTAGTAAAAAGAAGAACAGCAAAGTTAGACAAAAGAAAAGAACAAGAACTTCGCCGTGCTGCGGGAGCGGATGTAGATATAGAAATCCTAAAGGGCAAGAGAAGGGAAGTTCCTTGGATATATGACTTTCTGAATCCTGTTGCTGTAGATGTTAAAGATTATGGAATGTTGGCGGTAGGAAAGCCCCAGTTTACTTTAAATATCTCAAAGTACACTTACCAATCGCTACTCAAAAGCTCTGAAAACTCAAAGAACGTTTACAAAACTCTGCCTCAAGACCTACAAAAAAGAATCCAGAATGGCGATAGAAAGATCCCTCTAGATCCAGATTCGACTTTTTTCTATCACTACAAAAAGGATGATTGGCTTCTTTGGGCTAATCCTATGATATATGCAATCTTAGATGACATAAGTATGTTAGAAAAGATGAAGCTTGCTGACTTAGCGGCTTTAGATGGAGCTATATCTAGCGTTAGACTCTGGACTCTTGGTGACTTTGACCAAAAGATTGTTCCTACTAAAGCTGGGTTGAATAAAGTCAGAGACATCTTAGCTAGCAACGTTGGCGGTGGAACAATGGATCTCGTTTGGGGGCCAGAACTCAAGTTTACCGAAAGCCAGTCTCAGGTTTATAAGTTCTTGGGGTCCGAGAAGTACCAGCCTGTTTTGACAAGTATCTATGCCGGACTAGGCATACCTCCCACATTAACTGGTGCGTCTGGTGCTAGTGGGGGTTATACAAACAACTACGTGTCACTTAAAACACTTATAGAGCGGCTGGAGTATGGTCGTCAGGTACTAACTAACTTCTGGGTTCAAGAAATTGAATTTGTCAGAAAGGCTATGGGTTTTAGACTACCTGCCGAAATACATTTTGATTCCATCGTTTTGTCTGATGAGGCAGCACAGAAGAATCTTCTTATTCAGCTTGCAGATAGGGATATTATCTCCCAAGAAACTCTTCTCGAAAGATTCCGTGAAATTCCGGGCATTGAAAGAGTTAGAGTGCGTAGGGAGGAAAGAGAAAGGAAAAACGACGTTAACTCACCAAAGAAAGCTGGCCCGTATCATAATCCTCAGCATACTAACGATATGGCCAAGATAGCTATGACAAAAGATATTATCGACACCGAGGAATATCTTGATCAGTTAGGTTTACCTCACAAGCCCGAAGAAGAACCTGAAGAGCAGCCAGAGCAGCCAGTCGCACCAGAACAGGAAAAAGAATACGAACCTGTTGACGAGGGCGGTAGACCTCAACTTTCTAGAGACGAAACAAAGAGAAAACAGAAGAGAGTTCTCCCTAGAAGTGGAGAGCCAACCGCAGCTACTATCTGGGGTATATCTGCACAAAATAAGATATCTTCAATTATAACCCCGATAGCGTGTGCTCATCACAAGAAGAAAGACGCTAGGGCTTTAAGTAAGTCTGAAGTAGATGAACTAGAGTACCTTAAGCTATGTATATTTACCGGTATGGAACCATTTGTTGATGTCACCGAAGAGCTTGTTCACAAGATTATAAATAACAACACAAAACCTAGCGAGGCGTTCGAGAATAGTGTGGCTTTTAAGGTAAAAGAGTTTACAAGATTAAACAATAAGAAACCCAATACCTCAGAAATGAAACACATACACGCTTCTTCATACGCATCCATCTATAGTTTTTAACCAAAAAAAACCAACACCGTTGGGTTTTTGTGTAAATACTTCTACGGGAGGAGTACCATATGAAAATATATGCACAAGAAAAAAAAGATGGCATAGCAGACCTAATTAAGAACAATACAGTTGCCTGCTGTGCTATTGCTGAAACCGATAACAACCCCTCAACAGAAACCGTCGAAAAACTCCAAAAGGTTTTGGCGGAGAATTCTGAAAATAACGATTTGGCTCTGGCCGAAAATAAAGAACAAATAGATTTGTACTATCTTAAGTCAATACTAGTTAGTACAGGTTGGAACAAGAACGATGACGTTTTTGATCCCGCAGAACTCTGGGAAGCTAGAAGCACTCCGGAGGATAAACCTTTTAACTTCATGCATAACGAAAAGGATATCATAGGCCATATAACAGCAAACGAGGTTGTTGACTTTGATGGAAATCCAATATCTCAAGATTCCGAAGTTCCAGACAAATTTAACATCTTGACCTCTGCTGTAGTTTACACGGAATGGTCTGATCCCGAACAAAGACAACGGATGCACAAGATTGTGTCCGAGATTGAAGACGGAAAATGGTTTGTTTCGATGGAGTGTTTATTTCCTGACTTTGATTACGCACTAAAAGGTGCAGCAGGAGAAACCAAAGTAATTAAAAGAAACGAAGCATCTGCTTTTTTAACAAAACACCTAAGATCGTATGGAGGAGACGGAAAATACGAAGATTACCAAGTGGGGAGACTGTTAAGAAACTTATCGTTCTCTGGTAAAGGCTTAGTTTCCAAACCTGCTAACCCACGTAGTGTAATTTTGGAAGGAAATGATTTCTTTGATGAATCACAGGCACAAGTTTTAACAATATCTTCACTAAAGGAGAACGATATGTCCGATAACTACGAAATGCAAGTCAACGATTTGCGTGCCGAGTTAGCAGAAGCTAAAGCTGCTAATGAAGCTCTAAAAGAAAAGGTTGTCGCTGAACAGAAGGCTGAATTTGAAGAAAAAATTCAGGCTCTTGAAGCTACAATCGCAGAACAGGCGTCTTCTATTTCCGAAAAGGAAGAAGCTCTTGCCGCTAAAGAAACTGAACTTACTGAAGCTCAGGAAGCTCTGGCAGCAAAAGACGAAGACATGAAAGAAAAGATGGAAGAACTTAAAGAGATGAAGAAGAAAGACGCTATGAATAAGCGAAAAGCACAGCTTGAAGAAGCTGGGTTTGAAGCCGAAGAAGCTCTTGCTACTGTCGCTGAGTTTGAACATCTTGACGACGAAACCTTCGATAAGATTGTAGCAATGCAGAAACGCAAAGCTGCACCTAAAGAAGAAGAGGAAAAGGCCGCACCCGAAGAAGAGAAGGCTGTTATGAAGAAGAAGGCCGAGCTTGAAGAAGAGGTTGACGCCGCTGAAGCAAGCGAGGAAGTTCTTGAGAACGCTGAGGAACCCGCTGAGGTTGCTGTTGCAGAGGCTATGGGCGAAGAAGATCCTGCGGAAAATCTTCGTAGCGTAGCTAGTGACTGGCTTGGCTCTATTTTACAATCTAACAACAAGTAATTTAAAGGAGATTTCATAATGGCTCTTAAATCCGATAGAAGTACGCTTCAAACTGATATTTCGTTCTTCATGAACGAAGCCGCCACTCGTGGTGGCGTAGCCTCTATCAGCACTGGCGGCTCAGGCGTGTCGCTTGACAACGGTGCTGCTGTAGTAACTTATGGTGCTGTGCCTTCGGGTAAAGTTCCTGTTGGTGTTTTGCTGAACGATATGGTCGATATCGACTTGACTCGCCAGCACTTGAACCAGCACAAAGACGAAGTTCAGAAGGGTGGCAAGGTCTCTCTTCTCACTAAAGGTTGGGTTGTTACTAACAGCCTGCAAGGAACTCCTGCTGCTGGCGACTTGGCTTATCTGGGTCACAGTGGTAACATCGCTACTGAGGATCTGTCTAATGACGATACCGATGCCGATGGTTCCAGCAGAGTTGTTGGCCGGTTCCTTTCGTCTGTTGACCAGAATGGTTACGCGAAAGTATTCATCGACCTTCCTAACACTAACCTCTAATTTTACCTAGAAAAGGAGAAGAGAATTATGTCCATGAAAGATAGACCTACTCCGGAATTCATCGAATTGCTTAAGCGATCCGGTGATTCTGACAAGGCGATTGCTATCCAAGCACAAAGAGAAATCGCAAAAGCACTCGAACTCCCTCTTCGTAAAGGGGTTTTGTTCGGAGATATCGTCGGTTCAATCTATGAGGCTATGCCTCTTGAGCCGGGAGCAAGCCCAGAGTTTCCATTGGATCTCTTAGCACCCGGAACCGAAAATGATCACGTAGCGTTCACTAATCCCGGAAACGGACGTATTCCAGAACGTCACGTCGAAGGTGACTACGTGATGATCAACACTTACGGCATCACAAGCTCGATTGACTTCTTGCTTAAGTATGCTCGTGAGGCAAACTGGAACGTTGTTGCAAGAGCCATGCAGGTTCTTGAGTCTTCATTCGTGAAGAAAATCAACGACGACGGCTGGCACACGCTGTTGGCTGCTGCTGTAGACCGTAACATTTTGGTTTACGATAGCGATGCCGCACAGGGTCAGTTTACTAAGAGAGTGGTTAGCTTGATGAAGACCGTCATGCGTCGTAACGGTGGTGGTAACAGTGTTACTGCTCCGGGCAGCTTGACTGACCTTTATCTCTCGCCTGAAGCTATTGAAGACATCCGTAACTGGGGTGTTGATCAGCTTGATGAAGTTTCTCGACGAGAAATTTACACGGCTGCTGACAATGGCGGTCCTCTGACTCGAATCTTCGGCGTTAACCTACACGATGTATTTGAGTTTGGTGATGGGCAAGAGTATCAGGAATACTTCACGAGTGACCTCGGTGGTTCGCTTGAAGGTTCTGATGTTGAGCTTATTATCGGCTTGGATCAGGGTGCTAACGACAGCTTCGTTATGCCTGTCAAGAAAGAAGTTGAGATCTTTGAAGACGAAGCTCTTCATAGACATCAGCGTCAGGGCTACTATGGCTGGGCTGAAATTGGCTTTGGTGTTCTTGACAATCGTAGAGTTATCGCTGGTTCTTTCTAAGAAAGAAAGCGTTGACTCAAGAAAGCCGTCTCGAAAGGGGCGGCTTTTTTTTGTATTTTGTGTATATACAATGAAGGGAGATTTTCATGTCGTTCGGTGTTACATCGTTTGCCGAGACCGCTTTTTCGGAAGTCGGAACAACAACAGTTACCGTAACGCCCGGAAAATTCGTTGTATTTCCGCTTAATGCGGATACTATGGAGTTTCCTTTAAAAATCAATAAGTTATCGTCTTTTAATCTTGATGTTAACTTTATACAAGAACATTTAGAATTCCCCCTACAGATAAACAAGCTCTGTGCTTTTGATTTTAAGATCAATAAACAACAGCAGCATGAACTGGATATAAACAAAGAAACAGATTTTGGACTAAGGAGATAAATATGGCTCAGTTTAGTATAGAAATAGCGGACGACGACATTGATAGAGTCATATCTGCCGTTTGTGCAAACTATAATTATGAGGCACAAATTACGAATCCTGATTTTGATTCTTCTCAAGAAGAGTCTGAAGCAAATTCCAAAAACATAACAAATCCAGAATCTGGCTTTCAGTTCGCTAACAGAATGGTTAGAAACTTCTTGATAGACCACACTGTCTCATATGAGAAGAAACAACAAAGAGAATCACTACCTGAAGTGCAAAACCCAAGCATTTCAGATCCAGCAGTTTAATGCGTACTTAAGGATACTGTAAATGGCATTAAGGGTAGCCGATAGAGTAAAGCAAACCACCACAAGTACCGGAACTGGTGGGATCAGCCTAAATGGTAGTGTTGACGGATTTCAGGACTTTAGCCAAGCTCTGTCTGACGGCGATACAACCTTTTATGTAATTGAAGAAAATGATCAATTTGAGATTGGCCTAGGAACATACGGTACAAATACACTCAACAGAGATGTGGTATTTTCTAGCTCTAATAGTGACAGCAAGCTGAGTTTAGGCGGAAGCGGCGTAGTATCCCTTACTTATCCAGCAGACAGATCTGTTTTTAAAAATAGTGACCAACACACGGTTGCTTCTTCTGGAGTCTTATTTTCTGATTCTAGCGTGCTAAAGCCAGCTAGCGGATCTTTATATTGGCAGAATACTAATATTGGATTAGCATACAG